ATGTCATACTTATGCTCGATCAACTTCTCTTTCCAAGTCCTTGCCCATTCGCTAGAATCATACTTGAGCATAGTTGCTCTAGAAGTATTATCCATAGCCATTGCCGTTTTCCAAATCTGAGTATTACCATACCCTGTGGAAAAAGGTTGGTCTTTCCAACTACTTGGAAAACCACTACCTTGAGCAAACGCACTACCAACAACAAATGAACGCAAAGAAGACAAAGTTTCTTGACTTACATTGTCTCTAGCTGAATCAGCAGAATGTAAATACGCCTGTTCTAGATCGGTTGGAGTTTTAATCATAGAGCCAGTTAATAGGACACTATTAGCAAAAGCTCCATTTACAGCAGCAGACACTTTAAACAAAGCGTAATCAGTGTAAGCTGCACCCGAACTACCTGAAGTAGGAATTTTCACAATCTGACCAGCCATGAAAAACCCAGGTCTAGTATCAGCTGCTCCAATGCCCACAGATGTTTGGCCATATATAGTTCCCTTATTGCCAGCGGATTTATAATCACCAATCATGTATAGTTTTGTTGTGTTTGCTGTTAATGCGCCACCAGCTGACGGATTACCGCTATCAGCGGCTCCATAACAATATGCATAGCGCTTGTGAAATGATGGTCTTCGTTCAGTATATTTGAACTGAGGATCATCGGTTGGTTTTTTTGAAATCTTAGATGCCAATCGGAAGAAAGGATCCTGGGCTATTGCAAGCTCAGATACTCTACTTCCAAAATTATACTTTCGTCTAAGATCACCAGTGGATAGAGTACTATTATCATCAGCGACCCCTAAGTCGCCTAATTGAAATAAGTCATCAGCCATTGTGTTACCTCTTACTTTTGGAGTTAAAGCACCTGGCTAATAGTCTAAAAAAAGTTCAGCTATTAACCAAATGCGGAATCAAGTTGTTTGTCAATTCCCAAAATGGCATCAAATAGTTGATCTTCTGAATCTACTTCAGTAGATGCTGACCCTGTAGATGCAAGAGACTGAGGTTTCAATTGAGCTTTCCTTGTGTGATTAGCTGCTTTTTCTGAAACACCCATATTTCTTGCTTCCATAGGTTCGTTAGATTCTTTTTGCTTTAGATATAAAATATCATCTAGAGATAAAGACCTTGCATCTGCATAGTTTTTAAACTCATCCCATTGATTATCATTCATATCGTGTCTTTGCTTAAAAGAATTAATTTCAGAATTAACTTTCATCTCTTCTTTTTGTTTCCCCAACTCATTAGAGAGTCTTCGTTGCACAACATTATCAATTGTTGAATTTAAAACTTTTGCCGAATCACTACTTGGCTCACTGATCGCTTCATCTGCATCAAATATAAAATCTTCAGGCAAATCAAGTTTACTAGTGACATTTTGAGGAGTTTGACCACCACTCTCGAAATAATCTCTCACATGATTGATTAATCCAGAGTCTTTTCGCATTTCGTCAAGAATAGGTAAATATGGTTCTAGTTCTTTTAAACGAGTGTTAAGCCGTTGTCCTTCTTTACTAGAATCGGAATACCTTTTTTTAAGAGTCTCGACATTCTCTTGCTGAACTTCACTTACAGTTTCCTTGTTATTGGACAATTGTTGTGAAGAGTCATCGCTTTCAAGAATTCCTCCATTGACTTCATTCTCTAAACTAGAAAAAAAGTCGTTAGAGTCTAATTCTCCATTTGAAAGAGGGGCTTCATTTGAAGCGTTACCTTGTTCATTTGTCATTAGTTGCTTCCTTGTCTATTGTTTAATATACTAAGAAATTTTATTTTGTTCCAATTCTTTTTCTGTCTTTCTTTTTAAGTCATCTTCAAGTATTTTTCTGTAATATTTCTGCTGAGCCTGTGTCTCAAGTACTTCTTTATTGACAGTTTTAGAACCGCTATCAATCCCGTGCCTAATGCCTGCTTGGATTAATTGACGTTTTAATGTTTCATTCTCACCATCTTTATCTTGCATCTGACTTTTCATTCCTTCCATTTGTTGTTGCAATTGAGCATACAAAGATTTCCTTTCAAGGATTTGTTCTTTCCCTCTAACATCAGTTTCTGCTAACATAGCAACATCGTCAATAAGCCCAGCTTGGAACCATCTAAAATATTCTTCAAGTAAAGCCCATCTATTCAATGGCATTACGGCTCCTGCTATTATTCTAATGTCAAATCTAGAAGAAGCATAGTCGTTCCAAAGTTGGACTTGATCCCCGTAATCATTATATATTGGGATATTAATTCTTGTTTCTGACTCATCATAATCGCCCGATGTATTTGGTTGTACAATCCTAAATACCTTATCTATTTGATAGTGAGCTTGAGCATGTTGCTTAAATATTTCACCAGTATGTTCTAAGGCAGGTTCTAAAACACTATTCATCCAAGCTTTTATTCTTCTAGTCCCAAATTCATCATTTGCCAATAAACCTCGATATGTTTCAGCTTGATCTTGTGCAAATCCCATCATAGAGCTTGGGATACCTGCAATATACTCCATGTCTTGTTTTCCTTCTTGGGTCACAGTAAAAAATGCATTATTTATTGGAGCAGGCAACACAGGTTGGGGAGGAGCAAATCCTTGTCTGTATTTTAATAACGCTCCAGGAGAAGATGAATATTGTTCCCATTCTTCTTCAGGAACACTTCCTTCTTCATAGAGCCATCTTAAATTAGAAGCTAAATTTGCATTATGAAGCATGACTTGATGAGCCTTATTAACTTCTTGTTGTTTTCCTATCATGGGAATTACCGCTGACATGGGGTAGGGGGTTCCCGTATATAAATATGGAACTGGGATTATTGGAAAATCAGTAATTGGCAATATATATTCATATAGAGTAACATCACTTCCCAAGCAACAAGAAACTTTAATTCTTCTTTCATGAAAAAGACTAGCATCTAGTATTGTATCCGCAACTTGTTTATTTTCAATTAAGATTTTATATTCTTCTTTGCTTACAATTTTAGATTCAGTTCTATTCAATTCCTCTTGGGTAGCATAATCAATTTCTGACTTTTTTCTTTTAATCCCATAATCCAATGCTTTTTCAGCTTTTTGTATTTCAAGAAAAGCCCTATCTTCAATAATCTCTCCAGCTTGTAATTGTTTTTCTATATTAAGTACAGTTTCTTTTGTAGCTACAGTGGATTCCTGTATGTAATCTTTTAATCTTTGCTCAGATACCATTTTTACATTTTCTAAATCTTCAGGAGTTGGATGTATTTGAATAGTTAAGTTATAAAAAGGAACTCTTTCTCTTTCATAACATTCATAATAATCAAGTATATCGTCTTTCTCTCCTGACTCGCTTACGGAAGTAATTATATCTTCAGCTATAATAGCATCTGAATCATTCCTATCTGATTGCGAATAAGTCTCATGAATTCCCTGCTCACTCGCAGATTTAATTTTTCTTTTATGCTCAGGAAACATTTGATTTAATTGACTTCTAGTCAATCTCTTTTTTACAATAATAAAAGAAGCATCTCTAAATAAAAAATCTCTAGACATTGGGTCAGGGAATACATCATAAGGGTCAATCCTTTTAAAAATAACATCGCCTTTACCATTATCTAAATCCATATCGACATCTATGAAAAAGTAACCTATGCCCTTAGCAAGAGAATCTAAAATAACACTTCCATAAACAGACTTGCCATTTGATAAACCCCAACAATAGTCTGAAATATCACTATGGATTTGAGCAATATTTGAATCACTCCCATCAACCCCAACAGCTTTCCACCTTGGATTATTAGCTGTCACAAAATATTTCATCGTTTCTATAATAGGAGTTATCCTATTAATTTGGAAAGTAGGCATCCCTGCGCTTTCTAAAGAAGATTTTTCCTTAGATGTCAATTGGTCGTTTAGATAAAAATCATAACCTTTCTGACTAGCGGATTGCCACTTAACTCTTTCTTCTGAATTAGAAGTTCTCCACATATTGTAGATTCTTTCACTTGTTTTACTTTTTGCTCGTCTAGCCATTATTTAATCCTTTTTTCATTAAGCGAGAATCCACGGTTTAGCCTTTCTTACTGGTTTTATCCACTTTCGTTGCTTTCCTTCCCCTTTAGATTTCATATTTGGTGGGAATGAGTGCAAAAGTGAATAGAAAAGTGTCTCAATTGTATCATCATGTGCCATTTTTGAACCAAAAGTAACAATTTCGTGTATTAAATCAAACATATTATCCCTTAAATATACTGTTCCAGTACTAAACCTACCAGATAAACCAGAATAAATTTTATTTCTTTTTTCTCTACCCCCAGGTTTTTCAGGGATTACAGCAATATCAAACTTATTTTCTATTCTTCTTCTCTCATTTAGGGACTGAAAGACTGACCTATTCATAGCAACATCTTCAACAGTACTGGATATACAATGATATTTTTGGTGGAGTTCCATTATATAATCAACAACTCCTTTTTTCCCAATGATATTATCATTCTCATCTCTTGCTCCTACAGTAGGAATTGAACGATGCCTTTCATACTCTAAAACATAAACATTATTATTAGGATCGAGAGCCACAACCATTATAACAGAAAAGTCTGAGTTTCTTGTATCTATATCAGTTGCAGGGTCGCAACCAATGAATGTATTACATGGGAATTTCTCACCATCTATTACTAAATAATTTATATCGTTATCCCTTTGGTAGTATCCTTCCCAATGCTTTATATAATTATTACCCCACAAAGCATCTTCTTCATTCTGTACTTCAAGCTCATACTCTTGATAATAGCCTTGAGCCCTTCCTGCTTCTTCGTATTCCGCTTTAATAGAATCAAGTTTCTTCTTAGGCATATAAGAATGCCAAAGTACACCGCCTTCCATTTCTGGTTGAGTAGATTTATAGGTAATAACATCCCATGTATATTTAGATTTGTTCTTAGCTTTTTCATAGCCATCAAGTATATTCTGACAGAGGCTGTCATAGTGGACAGGTGTCCCTGCGAATATAAGTCTCCCTGTATTTATATCTAAAGCAGGCCTTACACCATTATACACAATATTTTTAATCTTCTCCCTAGCGTCTTGAGTAACAGTATTTGTTTCACTCTCAGTATCATCTAGGGCTACAATATCATATCTCTTTCCTAAATAATTCTCTCCCCTTACACTAGACAAATTAGACCTACTTATTAATTTTGCCTTTGTGCTTGTCACAATATCAGTCTCTGTCCATTTCTCTCCTACGATGTCTCCAAAATAATATTTAATAATCTCATTTGTTTGAAAATGCTGTTTAATATATTGAAGATTTAGAA